TTTTTTTTTTTTTTTTTTTTTTTTTTTTTTTTTTTTTTTTTTTTTTTTTTTTTTTTTTTTTTTTTTTTTTTTTTTCTTCCGTACTAACCTGGAATACCAGTTAGGGTAGGAATCACCAATATTTGTGAAAGACCTCATCAAATGCAACCAACCCAAAATCCATACGCATAGAGTACATCCAATCTCCTTTTCCACCAAAGGCATTTTGTTGCTTATCATATTTATGACGTTCTTGTAAAGTAGCTAAGGTAGGAAAACCACTAAACATTTGTTCTGGACTAAGACCAACTCTACGAACCATTTTATTAATCTTAAGACGACCATCCACACCGGTGATAGCTTGTTGATACATCTGATAAGGACTACGAAGAGTACCATACATTAATCGATCATAAAACTCTTTAATAAGCTCATAATGGTACAAATTCGTACCCATTGTGTCCCAAACCATGCCAATAGCTTTAACCGGAAAAAGTTCATATGTTCCTTCAGAATCTGAAAAAAGACGCAACATAGGTTCAAACAGAGGTTTATAAGGTAAAACAGGAGCCATACCGTTACCCAAGTCATTAGCTATAAAATAACGCTTCAAAAACTTAGGTCCCTCACGAATTAAGCCCCCAGTATATCTATCAGGAACACTTAAAAAATCATCATATTCCTTATAATCTCGCAAATTCATATCACAATATTTATTTAAAAAATCACGAAAACCTCGAACATTTATTATCTGACGAAGAAATTTTGGACAACACCAAACATGGTCATCACCATACACTATTATAGCTATATAACACAACATAACTTGCTCATAAATAACATGAGACAAGGCAGGATGATTGACCATAACAGAATTGATATATAGAAAAAAGATTAATGCCATTATCCAGCTATCTCCATGAGATGTCTCTAGACCTCCTGAGTACATCACTCCAGTCATAAACCGCCAGAAAGATCCTGCATGGAGAACAACCTTATTAGATATAAAATACATCAATTTCTTTATTAATCTCTCAAGAAACCGACGCTGAGGACGATTTAATTTTTTCCAATTATAATATCGAGTACTAGCTGCTACATAAATATACAATTCCCAATCTTTTATCCTCTTATCAAGAGCTTCTATATCACCATCAGCCCAAAAGATTCCTGTATTATCAAAATTAAGATAACGAGCAACATCATAAGCACCTCCATACCAAAATTTCATACCAATGCGAATAACATTACCACGTTCAAAATACATACGATCTTTCTGCAATATAGAAGAAAGCAATACCATAGTCACATCTGGAATAAAAAACTCTCGATTAGCAAACATCATATTCCAAAGCTGTTCTATCGTTTTATTATGGCCAAATTTAAATTCACCTTTAAGCTTAGTTATACATATAGGTTGAAAAACAATCTTTTCATCCTTAGCCCAACAAACCATAATTTTATGATAATTACGAATACAGGCTTCTATGTGATGAATCTTATCTCCAGAATTTTTAACTAAATACTTAACACCATCTTCAACAAAAGACGTAGACTTACTACTCATAATACCACCTGACGTACCAATCTTTAAAAAATCAAAAAGCTGAAGAGGACTATACGAAAAATCAACAGTCCCAACCCTATCATCACACTCTAATCTAGCCTCTAACATCCGTAAACTACTGGGAATTATAGGACGAAGCTCCTGATAACCATTTCCTCGCATAGAACCATCATTATCAAAAGCTTTATACAATCGAATCATCTTCCCAGGAGAAACATCATTGGTAGTATATATAACTTGCATCATATCACAATATTTCTCATACAAAATCTTCTCCCAACTTATACGCCGCAAGCACATTTCTACTAAAGAACCAGGACGAACTTCTGTTATACCAGTGAGCTTAGCTATATATTTTTCACT